GGTTGGTAATCATAAAGTCAGCTACAAGACCATGCTTAGTGTGGCGGAGCGTGAACGTGTAGAAACGGCTGCGATGCAGTTCATTCAAACTGACAACGGCACCGACTTTAAACTCACAAACACCGCCCAGGTGACGCTTGCTGAGAAGCACGAACTACTCAAAGTGTCTGTGGTATCAATCGACGGCGACGAAGCAAACTGCTTTGACCGCATTCAGAAGATGTACGATGCGGATGGCGAGGCTATCTACAAGGCTATTTGTGCCGAGCAAAAAAAAATGAAGAACTAGACCTCATGGGAGTAGCAGAAATTTGCTACTTCATGGGATGGGACTACTGGACGTTTTTCCGACAGCCGCCGACCTTTTTGAAGGCGGTGATACAATTAAAGAACCATGGAATCCAACGTAAGAGTAAAAATTGACGCGATTGATAATTCCAAAGGTGCTTTTGCTAGTCTTAGGGTCAATTTAGATAAAGTAGCGGACGCCACCGGCACTGTCCGGTCCAAACTCGACGAGCTGAGACCTACCTTTGAAAAGATGGCCGTCATTGGAACGGCCTCTTTGGCTGTCATTGGAGGCACAGCGCTCAAGACTATCAAGTCAGCAACCAATCTAGGGGAATCAATCAATGCGGTGAACGTCGTATTTGCTGAGGGCGCGGACGATATTCTAAAGTTCGGCGAGAACTCCGCCAAAGCCGTTGGCCTCTCAACATCAGCCTTCAATCAGATGTCTGTCACCACCGGCGCACTTCTCAAGGATACCGGCCTTTCAATGGACGAGGTGGCTGAGAAGACCATCGAACTCACCCAGCGCGCGGCCGATATGGCATCGGTTTTCAATACAGATGTGGACGACGCAATGGGCGCAATCAACCAGGCGCTTCGTGGTGAGACAGAAGCCATCCGACGCTATGCAGGGGACGTGACCGACGCCACTCTCCAGACCTACCTACTCTCTCAAGGTATCGAGACCAGCGTCACCGAACTCACCGAGCAGGAAAAGCGCCTCTATCGTGTGGACCTCATCATGGCTCAGACGGAGGTTACAACCGGAGACTTCGCCAACACCAGTGAAAGTCTCGCGAACCAGCAACGCATTCTCGGTGCTGAAATCGAAAACCTCTCAGCTAAAATCGGAACACAGCTCTCGCCGGTACTCATCAGCGTTGTGGATGCCCTCGCACCATTCATCGAACGATTGTCCCAATGGATTCAGGCAAATCCAGAGCTTACCAGAAACATCATACTAGTCGCGGGAGCGGTCGCAGGGCTTGTTGCTGCTATCGGCGCATTAAGCTTGGTACTACTTGCTCTTAATCCGGTTGTCCTCATCATTATCGGAACAATTGCGGGCATCAGTGCCATTGTTTTCGCAGTTCGCAATGTGATGGAGCAGTTCGGTATCTCTTGGGCTGAAATCTGGGAGGGCATCAAGTTTGCAACTCTCAACGCTATCGACGCTATGCTTGGTCCACTGGACGAAATTATTGAGAAGGTGGCAGACGCTCTTGCAGCACTGGCCAAGCTCCCAGGTGTGAAGACCGGTCTCAGCATCACCAAGAAGGCGTTCAAGTCCGTCACTGACCTTTTCCGAGCGGAAGGGGGTCCGGTGAACGCAGGACAGGGCTACATCGTAGGCGAGAAGGGTCCTGAGTGGTTCCAACCAAGCGCCAACGGCACCATCATCCCAAACAACCGGCTCGCTAGTGCTGGCGGCGCTGGCGGTGGCCAGACCTTCAACCTCTACATCTCAGGCACCTTCATGGATGACCGAACCGCTGCCAAGCGCCTCTCAGACCAGATTATGAGCGACCTTAGAACCCAGCTCCGCCTATGAGTTTGATCGTCACCCACAACGGCACCGATATCACCGCTGAGGTGAACGGACTGGAGATAAGCGACGAGCGAAACAGCACCCGCAACACCGCCCGCTTTATCATCGAGAAGCAACCAGGTGGCTTCACCCCACTCTTGAACGCTGAAATCATAATCACGCTCAACGGAGAGCGCATTTTTGGTGGCTCAATCCTTGCCCTGGAGACCAGTGTCGAAGCACCGCCAACGGTGAACTTCGACGTGGAGTGCGTCGATTTTAGCTACCAGCTCGACCGCAAGCTCGTGACAGAGCGCTATATCGGCTTCACGGCTGAGGAGATTATCGCTGACTTAGCGACCACCTATGCCCCGACGTACACCGTCACCGGTGTGAACGCGCCGGTGGACATAAGTAGCATTGCCTTCAACCGGCTCACTCTTTCGGAGTGTCTCGACAAGCTGGCCAAGCTATCCAGCTATTTGTGGTATGTGGACTATTATAAAAACATCTACTTCTTCTCTCGTGAGAGCGACCCAGCTCCTTTCAATATCAGCGATGACAGCGGAAACTATATTCCGTCCAGTCTGCGCATTAAGTCCGACCTCTCTCAGCTCCGCAACAAGGTATTCATCCAAGGAGCCGAACAGCCAGCAGACACAACCCGCACCACGCTTCATGCTGGCGACGGTGAAAAGACTGAGTTTCCGACCAACTTCAAATTCGACGAACTGCCAACCGTGACCGTGGACGGTGCAGTGCAAACGGTAGGGGTGGAGTACCTCGATGTGACCGGCTTTGACTGCTACTGGAGCCGTCAGGAGAAGTACGTCCGCTTCGACCCGACGAATATCCCACCAGCCCCTACGTTACCGGACACCACCAACATCGCTCTCACCGGCTATCCGCTCGTGCCGGTAGTGGCTGAGGTTCCTGACAACGAGAGTATCGTTGAGTTCGGGGAGTTTGAACACTTTGTGAAGGAGACAACCCTCACCACCCAGGACGAGACCATCAGCCGAGGCATTGCCGAGCTGGAGGCATTTGCTGCCGAACTGACCGACGCCAGCTTCGACACATACACCGTGGGGCTTCGCACCGGCCAGCTCATCAACATCAACAGCGACATGCACGGAGTGGACGCTGATTATGTGGTCCAGAGCGTCAGATTCCGCCCGTATCCGAACGGAAGCGCCTTGGATGGCGTTTGGTCCGTCACGCTGGCTTCGACGGCTTCCTTGACGCTCACAGAGGCGCTGAAGAGCTTGCTGAAGAAGGAGGAACTCGCAGAGGATGAGATGCAAATCCTTCTCGCCTTCTACCGGTTTCGAGATCGAGGCGTGGGGACGGATGACCTGGACGATGCGACCTTCACCACCGGTCCTTATCTTTGGGACACTGCTGAGTGGAACTTGGCGACGTGGGCTGCGTGATATACTTTTGGTATGTCATGGCAACCAGGAGAAACAATTTCACTCGCGGATTTTAGAGGCTTCATTCAACCTTACGCTGGCCTTTCTGCTCCGACAGGTTGGCTTCTTTGCGACGGAGCGGCTGTTTCTCGCACTACCTATGCAGATTTATTTACTCTCATCAGCACAAACTATGGCGTCGGTGATGGTTTAACCACTTTCAACGTACCGAATCTCAAAGGACGTTTCCCACTCGGCTACGCAGCAACAGCACCAACGAAAGTCTTCACGTTTGCTAGTCGTTCCACAGACACAATCACCATCACTGGAGCCGACAATCACGCCCATAACGAACTCCAGACTGGCCAGGCAGTGCTATACGACACCACGTCGGGAGCGATTGGAGGACTCACAGACAACACGACGTATTACCTTATACGCGTTGCCTACAACCAATTTAAACTGGCAACTTCAATTGCAAATGCTAACGCCGGTACAGGAATAGTCCTCTCAAGTGACGGTTCAGGAGTCCAAACTTTTACCGTCACCTATACCGCGCGCCCACTGGGACAGGGGGGTGGTGAAGAGACTCACGCTCTCACAGATGCCGAGATACCAAGCCACACTCATGATGTTCGAACATATGATGGAAACGCAGGCGCCACACAGTCTGTAGACACTGTGGGTGAGGCGTCTGTGGCGGTGTACTTTCCAACACAACCGGCCGGATCAGATTCTCCTCACAACAACATGCCACCATTTACGGCTATAAATTACATCATCAAGACCTAGTATGGACTCACTCGGCATCGGCAAAGGCACCTTCCAAATCCTCTCCCTCGAAAACGGAAAGGTGGTTTGGCAGTCGCCAGTGATGGAGAACCTCATCCTCAACGCCTACTGGAACCTTTTAGTCCAGCACAACGCTGGAACAGCCACCACACCTCTCGAAATCACATCCCTCGAAATAGGAACCGGCGATAACGCGGTAACCGCCGCCGACACCTCCCTTGAGACGCTCACCCTTGCAGGTGTTATCCCAGCCAAGGTCACACCCGCTGCCAAATCAATCGAGATTGAGTTCTTCATCACCGACGGCGAGCTGGCAGACGGCACGTACCGAGAGATTGGCCTTCGAGCTGATACCACTCTCATCACCAGGGCGCTCTTCACCACACCATATGTGAAAGCGACCGGACGAGATACGATTATCCGCTACACCGTCAGCTACGACGCGGGGTAGTCTGATATACTTTTTTGTATGGACCCAACACTACTAACCATTCTCCCAAATCTCAGCATTGGAGTTATCAGCGTTCTCTCACTTGTGTACGTGACTATCAAGTTCACAGACACTCTCGACAAGCGCTCCGAACGCCATGAAGAAGCAATGCAGGAACGAGAGTTGGCATTGAGAGAAGTGGAGAAGGAGGTTCGCTCCAGTGTTTTGGAACAGCTCACCAAGAACACCCAAGCTATGAACGAAAGCACGAAGGCGCTGGAGCGCTTTATGAGCCGATAACTATTTTGCGTATGCAACCAGAACAAAAAATCCTCATTATCACCACTGACCCGACAATGCCGAAGTGGCGTTCTAAGCGTCGCCTACTCGCCAAAGCCACTGACATCATCAACGAGATGATTGGCGCAACCTTTTCAATCGACGTTGAGTACCGCGACATCGTTCCCCAGGTTTATAACGGACGCATCACCCGCGAATGGCTCAACAGCATCTCAGCTCCCGCCAAACAGGCCGGATACGCCTTTGTCGTTCTCCACATGAGCAAGGCACAGCGAACCAAGTGGAAGGTGCTACCGGAAGAGCGTGGTCTCGCCATCGATGACACTGACCTCATCGGGGAAGCGTACTTTTGGGCAGACGAGAAGACTAAGACCAAGGAGCGCAAATACGTCCAATTCATCGAGACCTTTTGCCATGAAATCCGGCACCTCGTCATAAACGGCATGGATAGGGAGGACGACACCCACGACATCCATCTCAAGACCGGCACGATGGAGGGGGCGTTCAAGGCGCTCGACTATGCCGACTACAACCCAGCCCGCAAAAACCAGCTCACTCAAATCTCGATTCTCAAGCAGGTCATCCCAGCCTTCCTCAAGCTCATCGGCCTCAAGAAGCGCAAGACCCTGTACGCCGTGGCTGTCTCGTACCTTGGCCGTGACGCTTCGCCCTCAGACATCGCACCAGACGAGCTGGGTTGCGCTGAGAGCGTCTCTGTCATCATCCGCGACGTTCTTCCTGACTTCCCCATCATCACTGGCACCTGGACGCTAAACGAGCGCCTCAAGAGCGACCCTCGCTTCAAGGCGGTAACGGTCCCGATGCCTGGCACCATCATCATCTCACCTACTGGAACCTCTTCGAGCAAGAAGGTCCCGAACGGTCACGTTGGCATCCTTGGTGGTGGCGATACGATCATGTCGAACGACAGCAACGATGGATATTGGAAGGAGAACTACAACCTCGCGACGTGGAGTAAACGCTGGAGCAACGAGGGCTACAAGACGTTTATGTATCAAATAATTCAATAGATATGAAAAACCTCATCATAAAAGCGTGGCGCTTCCTTGTACTCTCATCAGCAGACCCAAAGCGCACCTCACTTACGGTCAAAGGCTTCGGCCTCATGTTCGCCACGGTGTACACCACTCAGCTACTCCCCACTCTCAAGGTGGTATGCGAGCTAGGGTATCTCTGTGACTTCGTTTCGCCATCGTTCCTCTACACACTCAACAACCTCATCGAGCTTGCTACGTCAATTGTGTACTATGCGCTCATGACGCTTTCAATCTTGCTGGCCTTCGTTGGTACGTTCCGCAAGGCACACCGAACCGTTGAAGGCACCAACCTCGCTTTACGCTCAGACGAAAGCATGGAATAATAAAAGAGCGACCGCCTCAGTGGGAGCCGACACAGAGACCTTGTGTGATTGCTACGTCTCATGAGTCGAAAAAAGCCCTTACTAGTGGGGCTTTTTTGTTGTCCACAGTCCCCCTACTTGTGTATAATTTAATTGTAAGTATAATTGTAAGTGTCACCCACAACGTGACCTTAGTAGCTAGCTTATGTAGCCATGAGCATCAAACGAGATTTAGTGGAGATGGACGCTGAGCAATACACTCCAGAGCCACCACGCATCACCGCAGTAGAGTTCCTACTCGCCCAGGTGCAAGAACTAAAAGACCTCATCAACAAACCCACTCATGAGTACCTCGACATCAACCACGTCTGGTAGCCTCGAAGCCCGCATTGCGGAGATACGAGCATACGACTGGAGCGACGAGGACAAGGAGCGAGCTATCAGCCTCGCCATCCTCAACCATGAGACGTGGAGTTCCACCACTCGCGACGGCCAGCACAAAGTGACGGTGCTGACTGGTGGCGACGCGGACGGCAACCCACCGCGCCAGCCATACGAAGACGACATCAACAGTCGCATCGCCTGGCAGGACGCACAAGACCCATCTTAATAAAATCATTCACTACAATTTTTTCTATGAGCAATCCCAACCCATTCGACCCTCAGAGCGATTATCAAGCACCAAAGGGCGACAGCAAGTACCTCAAGTTCGAGAAGGGAGAGACAGAGTTTCTACCACTCCAATCGCCGGTCATCGGTTACCAGTACTGGAATATTGAGAACAAGCCAGTACGCCTCAAGGAGCAACCAGCCAACCCAGCACTCTTGCCCGGCATACGCGCTGAAGACGACGGACGCTTCAAAGTTTCGCACTTCTGGGCATTCCCCGTCATCGACGTTGCAGACGGAAAAGTGAAAATCCTCGAAATCACCCAGAAGGGTATCCAGGGCGACATCCGCGCCTACGCTCAGAACAAGAAGTGGGGCAACCCAGTGATGCGATACACCTTCACCATCAACCGCGAGGGCGACAAGCTCGACACCACTTACACCGTCATGGCCAACCCACTACCAGAGGTGCCAGCAGAGTGGGGCAAAGCGTGGGACGAAATCCGAGACTTCGGCTTCGACCTCAATGAACTCTTCGACAACGGTGACCCATTCGCGCCGAAGAACAAGCCAGTGGACCCAACTGAGCCAGTCTACGAAGCGGAAGAAGCTCAACCTGTTGACTAGCCTATGAGCAGAGCCGCCAAGCCTGTCACCAAGGCCCAGCGTACTCTCATCACCGACCACCTGAGTGACCCACGCATGGTCACTCAGAGGGACGTGATGACCAGGCTACGCATCAAAAACTACAACACCTTTTATCAGCTCGTGTACAAAGTCGTACGCACCAATCAATAACACCATGACAGCATCAGAACTACGTCATCACGACATCATCACCCCAGCGCGCCGTCGCAAACCAGCGCGCAACCTTACCAACGATATAACCAACGGAGTACTCGCCTTTGCCATCGTGCTGATGGTGATAGGAGGGCTTCTCTGGGCATAGAGGTATGAAACACTTAATCTTCTTATCGCTCTGCTGGTTCATCGCTGGATACTGCATGTGCGCCATAGTGAACGAGGTTCCAGCCTATCCGCAATGCCTCATCATCATCGGTATCTTCACAATGTCATGTCTGATTTTTGTAGCAGGCGAACGCTATTAACCCCCATGTCCACCATCAAACCCCTCTACAAATGCGCTTGGTGCCGTCGAAAGATTGGCGACCCGAACCTCAAGGAGAAACGGCACTACTGTAGCGGGCGGTGCGAGGTGCTGCACACAACCATTATCAGAAACCGTAACCGCAATGTATGACCGAACTTTCACTCAAAGACCGCATACTCAAGTACATCCGCAATCAGGCTGGCTTCGTAGCAAGCGGCGACGTGCAACGGCTCGTCACTGAAAAGACCAGCTACACCGCCCAGAACGCTGGACGACGTATGCGAGAGCTTGCCGAGGATGGCCTTCTCGAAGTCGAATACCGCAAGGGCCACGCCTTCTATCGCGCCACCAGTCACCAGAAGACGGTGCGCCGATACGAGCTTGGTGACGATGGCGTCATGCGCGAGATTGTGGAGACGGTAACCGCCTA